ATTCAATAGCGGAATTGTAAACCACTCCATTAACGGATATACCTGAAAACAAGGTGTAGGGGACTAATTCATCTGTTGTATCATAAGCATTTACAACACGAATTTTTGTTCCGGATACGTAACTGTGAAAATTACGGACCAACGTAACGTTATTTATCTGGAAGGTACTTTCACCTTCTATGTATTCTATATTTACCATTGTGGTGCCCTGGTTGTAATGTCTCCATCTGTTGTATCATCGCAGTCGAGGCAGTCTTTATAATTGATTTCTTTTCTGTCCATGTACTTGGCCACATCGGCAAAGAGCTTATTGGCATCCTGCCTGCAAGAATAATAGATATCCTTTTTCTCTGAATGTGATATCGGTTCTGAATTGGGTGTTTTCTTGGTTACCACTCCGTGCGAAGTGCTTACTGCTCCACTTTTTAAAACAAACCGGGCGTAAGTGAAATAGGAAAGAACAGCTTCCAAGCCTTCGTGGTAATAAATCTTACCACCTATGGTATATTCTTGTCCAATTATGATCGCTGGATTGGGTGCAGTATCTTTATTTTTGAGCATATCAAAATAAAACTCATCGCAAAGCAATGGTTTCAAATCAAACTCCTGGGCCTCCCGAATGAACCGGCTAAAATCATTGGTATTATAACCAATAGCAACCTGAAGGTACTTCTCAACAGTAGCTTTATTTATTAATAATGGTTGTATCATTCTGAAGGGTTTTATGGGTTAGCCTCTTCCTCGATCGTTCCATCTTCCATAAGGGAATACAGTCCAATGGACCAATCTCCTGAAGGGTTGATGTCGATATGGTAGTTTCGGTACAATTCCGAAAACAAACGTTCCAGCTTCTGCCTATCCTTTGCTGTAGATTTGTTATATAAACTCTCCGCAGCTCTCAAGTCATCCCCGGAAGTGCTTCCAAGTTTCCCTTGTACGAAATCCACCATCTGAGGCGGTATATTTTTCCAAGCTTTCCGGATGTAGTTCGCTGAGCTCTCTTCGAAATGCTTGTATTTATCGGCTTTGGTTTCGTCCTTAAGAAAGTCAAATTTGAATTTGCTGACCAATTCATTGTCGCTGTCAAATTCATCTTCAACCAAAAGAATTCCACCGGCATGTTCATTGCCGTAGATATTTTTAATATTTGTTTCAAATCCAGTTTGCTTTTGCGGGTTATCAAATTTTTTATGCCGAACAATCCACGCATCTTTGAAGCCCTTTCTAACCATACGGTTGTAATGAAGGCCAAGACCTGCCTCGGTGTCGGAATGCATATAGCAGTTTTCTACCAGGCTCTCGGCATAGGTGCTTTTGGAGTTTAATTTGAAGTACAGGATCTGTCCCTTGTAATTTTCCCAACCTCCATCACGTTCTACTTGTGCCTGGATCACAGCGGGGTTTGGATTGTAGGCATCGTAGACCTTGATTTTCTTCTTGTCTGCCCTGCGGTCCCATCCATCAGGATTTAAAATGATCTTCCCGGCATAATCGGCATCATCTTTTTTACCAGATCTGCATTGATCATAAGGAATTACGTTGAATCCTGTTTTTTGATAGGCAGCATTATAGCCAACCTGGACAAATACCCCTTGCTGTTCTGAACATTCGGGGGCTATCTCAAACAATAGATCCTCAGGGCTGCTGGTTTCAAGCAAATTATCAGTAGGTTCTTCCGTCATTTTAGCTGAGAACCCGGAACCTCCTAAAAAGGACTCATAGATTTCACAACATTGCTTGGTAGTAGGACTGGCCTTGATAAGATTCTCAACCAAAACAGGATAGAGGTTATCTTCGCCGTTGAAGATAACCCCTAATTGTTTGTTGAATACCTCCTTTTTTTTCTTGGAGTCTACTGATATTACTTTACTATCCATAGGTTGTTTTCAACTTATTCAGCGGCTTCAGTGATCTCGGTCATACGTGCTTCAATAGCAGCATATACCCCTTTTCTATCTCCCCCGGCTTTTTCCTCTGCCAAAAGAACATCTAGTTCTTCAGAAGTGCTTATAGATTTTATAGCATCGGAAACCTGGGCTACATTACCTCCTAAGATTCCTTGATCTTCTTTTACCGGTGTAGCTTTCTCAGCGGCTTTTGGCATCTTGGCGAACAACACGCTTCGATTGGGATTTACTTTCAATAATTCTTTCGCGATTTCATCGGTAAGATTCAAATCTGAATAATACTTATTGGTTCCTTTCACGTGGATTACGGAACCGCTTTTCATTCGGTATGCTCTGTCTGCTTTGCTCATGATATTTTCATTTAGATTAATTGATTGCACTTTATTTATATAACCGGGAAGAGCAGCTGCACAACTTTTGCAGGCCATCCCAAAAACTTCTTCGTGTATTTCAAAGACAAATTTTAAAAGGGGCATTCCGTTATGGAAGCCCCCTTTTAAAATAAATTCAGAACTGGAGCTTTGTATCAGTTCAATTTTCTCTTTAAGATTCACTTACACTGTAGTATTCACAACGAGTGGCGTACTTTGAGCTGATTCATTCCCAGCAGCATCGATAGCTGATACGGTGAAAGAATAAGCTGTTGAAGCTACAAGGCCATTCACGGTTGCTATTAATGCTCCCATTACTGTTTGGATTAACACAAGGTCTTTATAAATTCTATAACCGGTTACACCAACTGCATCAGCTGATGCATCCCAAGCTAGATTTGCGGATGTTCCTGTTACTCCTGAGCTAACCAAATTCGTTGGTGCTGTAGGTGCTACAACATCAGCATTCAAAGTGTTCGCTTCCAAGAATGCCAGGGTTGTAGCATAATCCATGTCCTGGAACAATTTGGCATCGGTACCTTCTTCTTCGCCTTCTTTGGTTGCAACGGTCAATGTGGCAACTCCGGAGTTGGCAATGAAATCATTTTCGTAAGCATTGAAGAGCATTCCAGATTCGAAACCGGATATTTCAAATGCCAGTTCTCCATTTTCACCACCGTCGACTTTTTCCACAATGGAAAATATCCTGGCACCGTCAACGATTTCCTGAACCCGCTCGCGCTCATTTTCACCCCGGTAAAGGATGTTCACGATATCGGTATGTGCAAAGCCATTACCGTAATCTCCGACAACCCCAGCAGATTTAAGTCCGTTGGTTTTGTCATTTCCAAGAACCGGATACAACTTGGCACCCAGTTTAAGAACTAAGGTTGTGATCTTGGTTCCACGGTTGGCTAGAACCGTGGCTTCCTTATCAATATCAGATACGTTCCCGTACCACTTTTTCTTTAATCCTGATTTAGGCTTATATCCACAAATCTTTGCAAAGTTCCCGCCTAATCCTATGTTACATTTTACTGGCATATCACTGGTTTTTAAAATGCAGCTCCAACTGCATAAGGGTTAGGTATTTTGAAATCCATCAAGTAAGATGCTTTGATGTAGAAGTTCTCGTCTGCTCCACCTATATATTCCAAACGTAAATCTGTAAGGGCTGCGGTATCATCCACACCAATTTGTAGGTTTGATTTATCTGCGATCAACGCCAAGTGAGGGATGTTATCAGAATAAGTTGCTGGGGTAGGATCTAATTTTCTGAAATCACGTTTCACGATCTTGTCGTAAGCAAACTTCAAATCGGTTAAAGACTTGCCATCAAACTGAGGCTCAAAGGCACCTTGGATAGCAGATACACCGCTTTCCAATAACTTGCCCCTGAATTCGTCTTTGTAATTTTTGAACAAGGTGTTGGAAGTCAAGAACTGGTCTCCTCCTTCAAACTCAAGGCTCTCAACCAGATCGTCATAAATGGTTGTTGCTTCCCCGGCTGCTAATGCCTGGGCCGCTAAATTTGCACCTGCATTTTTCGTGATATCAACGAACTGAGCTGCGAGTTCTGGAGTCGCTTTCAAGAGCTGAAGGGTCTTCAACAACCCGGCATCGATCTGATCGTAATCTCCTGCAACACCTAAAGCACCTGTACCAAGGATGGCATCTACTGTAATGTCTTTATTTCCAAAGATGGCCACACGCATAAAATCCTTTGCCATAGATTTCGCAACCATCGTTTTGATGAAATCAATTAAATCTGATTCCTGCAAGTTCCTACGGTCATAGCCATTGGCCAATCCCCATTGTGTGAATGCACCTTCAAATTCGGTGTAACACATTTTGATGCGGACATCCATAGAACGTGGGTTCCATTTTTGGGAGATCCCGTTGATGTTGAAAGCTGAAAAAGTTGGGGCACAACCTGTTTGCTGCTTTGTAATGTATTCCTGATCCTTGAGCGCAACTACTTGTTGCCCTCCCTTTATTCCGGGGGTGATCTGGAAAATACTATCAGCGGGGCGAGTGATTGCATCCTGTACAATCGCATCTCTCAGGTCTTGCAATAACCTGTCGCTGTTGTTGATTTCGATAAATGAGGTGAGTAAATTCATTGTTTAATTCGTTTTTTGATTGATGATTTTATTTTTTTCTTGATTCTTACGGGCTTCACGCTGATTGGCGACCTTTGCTTCAAATGAATCTTCTCCCTCTTCCTTGATGGATTTTCTTTCACCTTTTGGGGTTTTGGAAAACTCTTTGGACTTCACTGTTTTCTGAAGGTTCACCAATGCCTTGTCGTGTTTCTCAAATCCTTCCAGGATAACACCTAGCATATCGGTAACATCTTTAGAGAAAGCATCAATTTTCTTGTCCAATGCTTCGAAAGCTGCTCCATCTGCTGGAGGGGTTTCTTCCACTACCGGCTCAACTACTTTTTCAATGACCTCAGTGATCTTTCCACCTACGGTTACCAAGGTTCTACCATCACCAAGTACATGGGAATCATCTTCCAGGGGCTTTCCGTCCTGATCGTTCACCGCATCATCTACTTGTGGCTCTTCATTTTCGGTAATTACAGTGATCATATCACCGGTGGCCAACGTTAGTTCGATATCGAAGTTTTCAGTTTCGACTTTGGAACCAAACTTTTCTTTCATTTTTTTAAATAGACTCATGTTTGTATAATTAATTGATTTGCGTTTGTAGTAGTGTTCGTATCTGGCGAAGAAATCCATCATTACATCTGGATTCTCTGTAACTGCCTCAAAAATCTGTGGGTTATCATCCAGAAATTCGGTCATTATCACTCCGAAATCTTCCGGGTTGACCGAAAAAAGAGCATCGGTAGCAGCGGGATCATCAACCAGATCAGAAGCAAGCAAGGAATGGAGGACCTTTACGGTTTCCATTTTCATTTCTCCCTCGTGTTCAATTTCTCCCTGGTAATCATCTCCCATTATTACAATGGAATTTCCGAACATATCAGAATTAGACTCTGCCATATCCATGATGTAGTCATACATCTTGATTCCTTTTCCCTCTACTTCTGTTTTCTTAGAAATAGGGTCAAGGCTGAGGTCTGCATATACTTTTTGATCTTTGGCCCTGAAATTCGTGTACCTCCCTACATAAGTCCCCAAAGAACTGGAGCACATATTGGGATGGCCAAAGCGGGCTTTCACGCCCTGGGTAGATTCGTTTCCTTTTCTTACCAGGTCCTGTAGAAACTTTTCATCAAAGAAACTCGCGTTTTTGTTTTTGCCGTATTTCGCGATCTCGATATTGGAGATCACATTGGTCTCCCGATTGACGTTCACGTGTTTGTTTTCTGAGAATATGGGTAAGGCCCTGAACTGTGATTTTTTCATTTAGTAATATAATTTATTACTTACATTGTAAAACTAACCAGGATAACGTGCAATTTGTTAGACAGGGTTTTGTCTAATGAAAAAACCCCCGAAGAACGGAGGTTTTAAAAAGTGTATCAACTTGTAGGTTGATTTTAACTTCGTTGGTATTTCAGGGATTTTACTTCAGTTAACGCTCTTTGAAATTCTCCTTCTTCAATGAAAATTCTATGACCAATAGTTTTAGCTTTGATTTTTCCTTGATCGATCCAATTCCTAACGGTAAGTTCTACTACTCCACAATGTCTTGCAAGTTCCTTAACGGAATGCATTTTAGACTTTGGAGTTTCCTTAGAAAGTTTATCAATCTTTTCTACGAGAAGTTGAAACATTCCAAAAAACTCTTCTTTTGTAATTCCGTGAACCTGTGTTACATTTTCCATACTACTTTTTGATTTATAGATTATTACTTCTATAAATTTAAGTAATGTTTAGCTATAAAATTGTCAACGCACTTTGTTATGAGATTTGGTAAGTGCTATAAACAAAGGGGGTTTCAGTAGGATTCGATACACCCCTTTTTAAAATTGAAGCGAAAGACGTCAGTTATTCAACTCTCCATCTTCAGAACCACACGCTCCACGGTTTTACTGCTGCACATAAAATCGATCCCGGTAAATGCATACGCATCCATTTTCCCTCTTCCTTTATCGATGTACATCAAATAGCATTCGTACATTTCTTTGTCGTTTAGGTAGCGAACAGGGATCACGCCACTACCTAACAACTTTTTGAAAAGTCCTTCGCGTTCAAGCTTTATAATTATTTCATAGGTGGTAATTACCATTTATCAAGGGGGCATTTTTTGGATTTACTTCTTACTGAGGCAGATAAGGGACATTTGCATATATGACAATACTTGCCTTGGATCTCTTCCAGTTTATAATCTTTCAACAATGCGGTGAACCTTCCGTCTTTGGCTTCCGGACAAAGAGCACAAACCTTCGCCCGGGCTTCAGCGATCTTATCTACTACAGGATCATCTATCAGGTAGTTTTTCCAACCGCTCAGGATGTCTTTTGCCTTGATCACAGGTTTGCCCGGTTATTTACGGTGGCTAAATTGTATTGCTGTGAGTTTATATCTTTAACATCCACAACAGGCCTAGGTAACGTCGAATTAGCCTCAGCCATCTTATAGGCCAGTAGGTCATAATCTATTATGTTCTTAGGGATTTTTATTGAGGTTCCACTTGGTCGCCTGCTTACGGCTCCTCCGTTATTGGCATAGGTAACAGGCGTGGAAAGGTTTACGCCCCCGTGCTTTTGATTGAGAGCACTCAAAACACTTAACTCTTTTGATGCTTCCCTTTTGAGGATCACCATCTTTTCTCCTCCCTGAGCTTCTACCAAAGGATTTCCATTGGCATCGTAGAAAGTAGATCCTCCCTGTGAGTGTGAGGGACCGTTGATGTCCATTGCAAATCCTTGAGCTGCTTTAGGGGTTTTTGTTTTAACGATGTTTTTTACGGCACCAAACCCGGTACCAGCGGCTGCTGCTACCGCCGGAATCATTGCCGGCCATCCAAGCTTCACCCCTGCGGTAATTCCTAGGTACGTATTGATCAAGGCCTGTGCAAGTGCTGCGGCTTTTCCTAATTGGGTTTCTTCACCGAAGATGGAGGCCATGGATCCTAAAGTATCGGCTGCCATTTGTCTTTTTGCATTCTGCTTTTCATCTTCAATATCCTCTTGGATTTTTGCGAACTTTTTATTGATCAAGGTAACATCGGCCCCGGTCTTTTCGGCCGCTGCAATTTCGGCTTGTCTTTGTATTTCCAGCCTTTGCAACTCAAGTTCATATTGAAGATCAAAGTTTTCCCGGCTGATCTCCAGTTTGTTTTGAAGATCTGTAGCTTTAGCCTCGGCCTTCAACTGCTCAATTTCTTTCAGCTGTTCATCTTTGGCCAGTTGGATCTCAATTTCCTTTTGTGCGTAATCGGCCGTTAATTGGCTTTGCCTCTCCAGGAATGTGTTTTTACTCTCCAATAATCCAAGTTCATATTCAGATTGAGTAAGTTTCTTAGCATCCAGCTCTTCTTTTAGAATGGCAATCTTCCTATCTCTTACTTGCTCTTCCAAGGCAATACTTTCTGCCAGACTATCAGCTTTGCCTTTATTCTCTTCGATGAAAATTTGTAACCTGGTTTTACTTTCTGAAATTGCAGCATCGGTTGCCTTTTGAGCTTCCTCAATTGCTTTCTGGGCATTTGCAGTTTGCAGATCCGATGCGGCTTTTGCATCTGCTGCCTGTTTAGTAGCACCTCCTTTTACAAGAGCATTTAACTTATTTTGCTGCTCTGTTTGTTTTGCATAGGATCGCCCTTGGAGATCAAATAGCTTGGTAGCTTCATCTTTGAATTTATTCATATCTTCAACAGTGGATTCGGAAATTCCAAGCTGATCCAGTGTAACACCTTCCTTACCAATCTTCTTAATCTTCTCTCGAACATCATCCGTTACTTTAGCATAGCCAAGTAACGCAGCTACTTTCTTTTCTTGATTAGAAACCTCCTGAGAGGTCAAATCCTGTTCAATCTTCATAAAATCTTTTGCCGATTTAATACGATCCTCTGTTGATCTGGTAGTATCATCGGTGAGAAGTTTTAATTTTTCAAGTCTGGAATTAGCCGCGGCTCTTCTAATATCTAAATTGATTTCAGATTTCTCTACACGTTGTAACACTCTTTCCAGCTCTGATGCCAAATCCGTTTCTCTCTTAATTTCATCACCCATCCCTGCAAAGGAGTTTGTAATGTCATCAATTCCTTCTGAAATATCACCGTTGAAGATCTTAGCAATACCGCCGCCAAATTTTGATATGCGGTCAATCACTACATCAATACCGGCACCTAGGAAAGCTAGCGCCTGATTAACGAGATCTATCCCTTTTTGCGTTTGAGAGAAGTAGGTGATCAGTGATCCTAATACCACAACGAAAGCCCCTATTCCCGTAGCGATCAAAGCGATCTTTAATATTTTAAGACCCGCGCTTAATGCTGCTGAGGTTAAGTTAGCTGCAATCTGGGCTTTGGACATTCCTGTAGTCGCTGCACTGGCCTTTACGAAATCATCCTTCACCTGCTTGAGGTTGGTAGACACAAATGTAATGATAGGCCCGGCGCCCTTCATCACATCATTGACCCCTTGCTGATATTTCCCGAAGATCCCCAATTCACCTAAAGCACCTGTAATGGCTTCCTTATAATTTCCTACATTGATTTTCGTCTTTTCGTACTCGCTGGAATTCTCCTTCAAAAAGTCCGTATTGGAATCTATTTCAGCATTCACTTTTTTTAAGAGCTTCGCCTGATCTTCATTCGTTGCATCCAACTGGTTCGCGATTGCAATCAATTTCAGGTTGGCATCCCTCGCATCGTTCTTGGTCCGGATGTCCTGGTTCTGGATATTGATATACGCATCCATGACCTTGGTGCTGTTTCGATATTCCTTATTTAGGTTTTTGATTTCTACCTCGTTCCTGGTGAATTGGTTCAGCTGCTCCTGATTTGCTTTGGTCAGGTTCCCGGTTTCCTTGTTGAGTTTTTTCTGCTCTTCCTTCAGCTGGTTGAGTTCCTTTTTGACCTGGCCGGTTTTAGCTACAAGTTTGTCGACTCCGATATCTATTTCGGCAATTTTTACTTTTTCAGCCATTATTTATTGATTTTAATGAGATCCGCAGTTACGAAGTCACTGGTTAAATCGTTCTTGGTTAATTTATCGACTATGAAATCCCCACCTTCCTGCTCGACATGAATCCGGGGCTTAAGATCGTACTGATCAAACTCGAAAACATTCATCCGGAACTGGACTTTTATGATTTTGCTTTTCTTTAGGAGATCTAAAAAGGGTTTATAATTATCATTCACATACCTTTGAAATGAATCGCTGTTCAGGATATTTGCAAACTGCAGGGTATTGGTGATCCCCGCTTCACCAAGCTGCTCAGATCCTATCCGGGTATCAATTACAGTACGCTCAAATTTATGAGTGAAAATATACCGCGAGTCCAAGGCCTTGTATTCCACAGATGGTACTCCGGCACTATCGGTCTTGAGTTCTTTTTCCCAGAGATTTAGTTTAGGCACAAAGATGCCAAGGGGAGCAGGAGCCGGCACATTGAATTTGAACTGGTCCCTTTGCCTGGAATAGGTTTTGGATTGGATCACTACTTTGGATTCATCCAAGTTATCATTGTCGATGCTGATAATCCCATCATTGAAATCCTCCTCCTCCTTATCGTATTTGAATTGCATCCTGTTTTCTTTGGCGTAGGATGGATATTCGTACGCTTCTCCAGTCCTGCCCTGGTATCTGTCCGACCAATCTTCCACTGCTCCATTAATGCGTTCATCCCAGGTAAGGAACTCGATCTTGTTTTCATCCTTGACCGTGTAGGGAGTCAGTCCAAATCGCCAAATGAGTTCCCTGAAAAAATCTTTCACACTCAGGCCTTTGAAGAATTCGGTTTGATTGATCTCGGTTTGGTCCACTTTGGAAATATCAGCTACAAAATTCAATTCGGAGTTATCGCTATTTACATCTTTGGCCTTATCGTAGATGAAGGTGATGGTTTCTCCCTCTTGCAAGGATATATTTTCCGGAACATCGAAATCCAAAGTGCCACTGCCCCCTGCGATCAATTTTACACGGCGTCTGCCGGGTCCGTTCTGTTCAGTATTGATAATGTCCCGGACATTGTGCGGGCTAACATTCTCGAGATTTAAAAC